CGGAGAGTCTAGTTCCGTCATCTGCTTGTGCTAAAAAAGATATGTTTTGGGTAGTATTACTGATGATTGATCCTGTGTATCTGACTATTACATCCTCTGTGTTAGAGGTGCCTGATATTCCACCGCTTCCCCATTGAAAATCAATATTAGGAACATTAATAGTTAGAATAGGAGAAGCGCCCTGTGGTATGTAGGGGGCATTATTTTGACCTATTACATTGTAGACTTCAGCAGTTAATCCAGTACTTGGAGAATTAGCGTTTGCTACTGCTGGCAAAAAAGATGTGGACAATGCAATAAATAACGCAGAAAATAGGCGCAGTGATCTCAAGTGTTCCCCTCGGAATACTTTATGCCCTCTTAGGAAATTATAGCGCTTTGCCTGCTTTACGGATGACAAACTTAGATGCTACATTTTGTGAGTTTACAGATTCACCTTGTACGCCTTTACCACGATTAGCCCAAGAAATAACACTTGGTTCTGCTTTTGACTTGTAACCTAAGTTTGAGTTAAAACCAAACTCTTGTTTACGTTGTTTTCTATTTGGGTTTACTGTTAGTGCTTGTCGGTTTAGTTGTGGGACTCTTTCTGTCATGTTCCTAGTCCTCCAATAAATCCTGCAGCAGTTCCACCGTTTCCTGCTCCATTAGTAGCCTCGGCAGATTTAATCCCACGCTTCTTTGGTTGCTCTAACTTTCTACCTGTTGCGTGTGGATCAGTTCCTGCAGTCAATGTTCCAACTCTGTTTGGATACCCCTGGAACCAGTAACCTTCACCAGTGTAGCCAGGCTCACGACGTCGGTTAAAACGACGTCGTTGTTTTTCTTCAGTTTTTTCTGACTTACCAAACTGTGTAGATAAATTTCTCAAGTTCTTTCCTTCTGCCGTAACACGACTTCCCACAGAGTAACGACCATAAGTACCGCCAGGACCACCAAAAAGTCCTTTGCCAGTTTCATATCTATCTTCCATAATTAAACACACCTTCTGGATCGTAAACAACTAATGATGATGCAACTAGTTTAGCGCTCATCTCTCGACCGTGGTGGCCGCAAAAATAAAGTTCACCGTTAGCAAGAGTCGCTCTGACTAACGCCTGTGCTCCACACTTGTCACAACGATCAAGTGCTGACATAGCCTCGTGGGTATCAACCGCAGTCATTAGAAGAACCCTGGCTTGGCTATAGGAGTATTTGCTCCAGGAGCGTATTGATTCTGCTGACCAGAAATCTTTGGGAGTTGCTTTTCATCAAACTTTTCACTTCTTGGCATCGCACCAGCCACAGTAATGCTTCTCTGTGGTGAGAACTGCTCCATAGAAAGGTTCTGGTTCATGCCTCTATTTTGCCCCTTTTATCTGTCGGTGTAAGGACATAATAGCGGGATGAATGATGCTGAGTACATTGCTAAGTTTTCTTGTAGTATATGCGGCAAACGATACGTTGTAATGACACTCGCAAGAGATTGCGAAGACGAGCACATAGATGGAGAATATTGATGCCTAGATACGAGTACTCATGCATTCAGTGCGATTTAGATTACGAGAAAGAGCGTAGCATCACTGAAGCAGATCCTGGTTATCACTGCGACAAATGCGGCTACGCTCTTCAGCGTGTCTTTAATTCTTTTGGTCTTGCCTTTAAAGGTGGAGGCTTCTACTCAACTAGAGACTAGTTGTAGTTTGGGTCTTCTTCTTTGGCAGGAACAGTTTTAGTTTTCTTGTCTGATGCTTGACGAGTCTCAACTTCTACATCTGCCACAGTCTTTGCGCCCTTGTCAACAGTTGAAAAGGCTGCGTTGATTTCGTCTAGAGTTAGTTTTCCATCGTCCATAAAAGCACGTGCTAATTTTTCAACGACTGCAGCAACTGCAGTAAGACCTGCAACTGTTACCGCCTTGATAGTTGAGATACCAGCGATTGCACCAGCACCAATAACTGAGAGACCGCTTGCTGCAAAGACTGCAACAATACGCATCAATACATTGTTTAGACTCTTCATAAGATTTTTCATACCCGTTCTCGTTTCCCCCTCAGGATGTAAGTCTTATTATCAGTCTTGTTGAATTCCCATACGTTCTAAATACAGTTCTTTTTCGCTCATTAAATACTGCTCAATCCTCTTGTGCTGTATCTCTGTCTGTTCTTGGGTTGCTTGAATCTGTTCTTGTGTCATTTCGTTACTTAAATCCTTAAAAGTTTCTATGGCTAGATCCAAATTGGTCTTAGCCAGTGCTGCCTTGAGTTGCGCCTGTTTCCAACAGAACTCGGCATGGTCTTGTTTTCTTTGTAATCTTTTATCTTGTGTTTTTGACATTTCAAAATCTTAACATAATAAAAGAGCAGTTTAAGCGTGCTCTTGCTCAGGAGCCACTTATTCAGTTGTGTGACTAATCTAACTCACAACTAAGGTGATCCGCATCACAAACAGTTACTTATACTGCTCTTTTACTAAAAACGGCCCTGAGGTGTTCATATCTAATTTCTCAGCAACGGCTAGAGCCTTTAACGGCTTAGCACCTGCATGAATAGCCCCAATAGCATAAGAAGAGCCAGAACCTACTCCGTAGATCCCATCATCACTCATACAGATAGAACAGTCATCGGCAACGTCAAATACCTCGCCACCTACTGCTACTAAGAAATTAAAGCGATTGCCATCAACTTTTCCGTCGCCCTTACCCTCTGCAAAATCGTACCCGTTGTCCATAAGGCATTTTCTTAAAGAAGGCATCACTTTAACAATCATGAAGTGGTAGACATCTTGTAGGTCTTTTAAACTTGGTTTTGGTGGAGTCCAGATGTGTTGTGCGATATCGCATGGCGCAACTTCTCCAGAGCCAGCAATTAGATAACCGTTGCGTTCTGTAATCTTTTCCATTCGAGGATGGCGGTAAATGCGGCCATCATCACCAGTTACCTGATTATCTGCAGCAAAAACAACTCTATCTTCGTACTGCACCGCTACGATCGTTGTCATTACTCTCCCTAATTAGAAACGCCCTCCAAGGATACCATTACTGGAACCCTGGAGGGCTAGAGTCTAAATTGTCCGTTTAGAGCAGTTTGACCAATTCTGCCCATGTCTTAGGGCCGATGATGCCATTTGAGTCCACAAGGTCATTGTTATCCTGGAATGCAATAACTAACTTCTTTGTTCCTGGGCCGTAATTGCCGTCTGCAGCCAATCCTAGAGCCTTCTGAACAATCTTGACAGATTCTCCCTTAGCACCAGGCTTTATCTGTCCTGGGAACGCTGGAGCCTCTGAGACAGGTACTTCAGCAGTTACCTCGTTGCCTTTGTAGTTAGGACGACCCCAACCAACGATTGACACGAGAACCTTCTTCTTGTTGGCCTTGTATGCACGAGTCTGATTACATACCTCGCCACCATTGCGCTGGTCGCCCTTCTTCTTGCCAGAGGTGTTACCTTCGATAGTGTTCACAACACCGTCAGAGTCAATCCCTGTGCAGATACCTACGTGAGAAATTCTATCGACGCCATCTCCTGGGAAATCAAAATACAGAATATCTCCTACTTGTGGTGGCTGGCCGCAGTCAGCCTCAAACCATGTGCCCATCTTCTTAAATGCTCCAGCACCTGCGACAGTCGAGACTGTATTAGGAACCTTTACACCCGCTTGATGAGCGCACCAGTTGATGAAAGAGCCACACCACGGTAAAAAGTTTGCCTTGGTGAAGGCGCCGTACTTGGTCTCATTATCTTTAGGACCTTCAATAGTCCCAACTTCTTTTTGTGCAATTTCGATTACCGCTGCTGCTGTGCCTTTGTTAGCCATTATTCTCCTAGCCTGGAATAGTGTCGTTAAACTTGTCAAGGGGAATTCGCCAAGAATTCTCTGGAGCATAATGATACTCGTCCTTGGTGCACTCTTCAGTAGGAAGCCAGCCATAAACCTCGACTTCTGAGTAGTAATCACGGTCTAGAACCCTTGCCCCTACTAAAATCACCCCTGGTCTGATGTCCTTAGGAAAGACTGGAATCTCATCCTTAGTGCGAACTGACTTGACCTCATAGCAGGGCATTACATCAGGAAAGTCTTTTCTGAAATAATGTTCCTCGTTGGTGTAAAAAGGAAATGTAAAGGGCTGCTTGTATAACTTCGCAACTGCGTACTCAGCCACAATAGTTCGTACATTTGCCGCAATTTCAGGCTCTAGGAATTTCTTGTTCTCACCTGCGTAGTTAGGACGATCAATACTTCCGAACTTCATCATCCATCTGTTCAATGCAATATCTGCACATGCACGAACTTCTTCTTTGGATAGGTTGACTATCACTTCTTGTACTTCGAATCAACCCATAGATCAAATGCTCTACCAATAATGATTCCTATAACTAAACCTATTAGGAATGTTTCCATCAATAATCCCTCTCGATAATTATGTACCAATGTATAAATGTAATAGTTAGCGATCTTTCTCTTGGATAGACCTCAAATGCAAAGCCCCAACCATCAGAGACACCACCTTTTAACCAACCTCGTTTAAAGTATCTCACTCTTCACGTTTCCAATGCACAAATGACTTGACATATACAACTCCATAAGCAACCGCTGCAAAAATAAATCCATACTGCTCTGTAGTTAGCGCATAAATAATCCAGAGGCACTCGTTAACGCAAAGGACAATCCATCCCCAGATTGTCTTACGACCAACAAGAAAAATTCCTG